GGCAAGGTCACAGCTTCCCGCGTCTCCGACGTTATTGCCAAGACCAAATCAGGCTGGGGCGCGAGCCGCGCAAATTACATGGCGCAACTCATAGCCGAACGACTGCCGGGCGAGGTCGCAGACAGTTATTCAAATTCTTCAATGCAATGGGGAACAGACCACGAAGACGAGGCCCGTGTGGCTTATGAATTTTATGAAAATGAAGGGGTTCAGGAAATAGGATTCGTCCAGCACAACGACTTGGAAAGCGGTGCAAGCCCTGACGGTCTGGTTGGAAAAGACGGGATGATCGAGATTAAATGTCCAAATACGGCCACGCACATCCAGACACTTCTGGACCAGAAAATACCACGGAAATATGAAACTCAAATGCTTTGGCAGATGGAATGCACGGGGAGAAAATGGTGCGACTTCGTTTCTTACGACCCACGTATGCCAGAGGGGCATTTAAAACTGTTCGTCAGAAGATTTGAGCGGGACGATAAGAGGCTTGATGAGATCAGGGGAATGGTTGCTGATTTTATTGGAGAACTTGAAGACAAATTAACCGCGTTAAAGAAACTGGAGAAATAAATGGGATCAATTAACAAGGTAATACTGGTGGGAAATCTTGGTCGAGACCCTGAGGCTCGCCATTCCCAGGATGGAAACAAAATTGTCAATATGTCTTTAGCTACTTCAGAATCTTGGACAGACAAAAGCTCTGGTGAGCGCCGGGAAAAAACAGAGTGGCATCGTGTCGTAATCTTTAATGACCGCCTCGGAGAGATAGCGGAGAAGTATTTAAAAAAGGGTTCTCAGGTGTATCTGGAGGGCAGTCTCCAAACGAGAAAATGGACGACTAACGACGGCGTTGAGAAATATACAACAGAGATCGTACTGAAAAAATTTAATGGCACACTCACGATGCTTGGAGGCGGGAATGAAGGATCACCCCAAGTTGTCCCGCCGCCGATTATTGAGAATGAAACAAACAAAATTATTGATGATGAGATCCCATTTTAATTTGGGCGCAGGAAACGGCCTGGGGAGTCGTTTAGTTTCAACAGGGCTGAGTGGTTGCCCGACGTTCTCCTTAGCCGCTCAGTCCAACCCCAAGGATTAGCAAATGAACATGATGATCCCCAAGACAGAGTTTAGTCGAATGCCGAAATATCTAAAATACATTCGGACTCTGCCTTGTGTCGTTTGCAAGACCACTTACGACATCCAGGCGGCTCATGTTCGTTACATCGCGCCTTGTGGGATCGGAATAAAACCGCCTGATTCAGCCACCGTTTCACTTTGCCAACCCTGCCATGCAGAGCAACACAGTCGAGGTGAGGAGGTTTGGTGGAAATCAAAGGGTCTCGACCCAAAGGAAATCACTGAAGGTCTGTGGGATATTTTTAACCGATTCGGTAACCCTGCGCGAGGGAATCTGGCCGAGGTCTATGTAAGGGGGATTCATGGTTGAAGTCTTGATGAGAAAAGATTTCGGCGGCCTAAAGCCCGACTCTGAAACCGCCTTTAAGGTTTTAGGCAAAATCGGAACAGGGACTGTTGTGACTGTTGACGTCAAAGACCCCCGGCGAAGGTCAGTCCAACAACACCGGCTGTTTTTTGCACTCCTTAACAGGGCATTCGATAATCAGGAATACTACCCCACGCTTGAAACGTTCCGCTACGCCCTGATCGTAAGATTGGGATATTACGAGGAGTTTAAATTTTTAGACGGGGAAGTGATTCTAATCCCAAAATCACTCGCTTTCGCAAACATGACCCGCGAGGAATTTTCCAGGCTCATGGACGACGCGGCGGCTGCGATTGAGGAAATGCTGGGAATGGGTAAAGACGAATTACTGGCGGAGGTCTATTCGACATGATTGAGAACTTATTATTATTAAGATTTCAACCACGGAGTAAAGTTGCCCACATCATACTCGACGGGGTCTGTGTCTTTTTGTTTTTTACAGTCACTTATTTCGCACTGGTGATTTTATGATCAAAGTCGTTTTCATTTCCGTTCTGATTCTGACAACCAAGGTGCCGCCCGAAGGCTGGCTGCAATGGACGCAGAGTTACAGTAGTGTCGAAATATGCCACGAGAGAATCCGTCAAGATTTTGACCAGATAGCCTCTGCGGTGAAAGGTTACTTGGGAAAGAAATTCGTATCGGTTCTGGAAATGCGCTGTCTGACCTACGACCAGGCGGTGAAACTCAATGCGGAGTTAGGACATTAGGGTGGGAAAGAAAAAGAAATCGCAGCGAAGGCGGAATGTCATAGCCACCGACCTTCGGACGCCAAAGTATCGTCAAAGAAGGATTGAATTAAAAACACTGCGCGAGAGGGCGCGGGTCGCACAAGAGGAAATTATTCAGGAGATAGAAAAATAATTTATCCGAATTTCAGAGACGTAGACGGCGAGCTATTTATTGTTTTAATCAAGCCTGACGGGGAAGAGGTTCTCCATGAGAAAATAAGCAGGGGAGAGGCTTGGAGGCTGGTCTGGCAATTATTAGAGTATCTAAAAAGATAGCGGAGAAAAAAAATGAATAATTTAGATTTGTCTCCTGGACGTGTTGTAGTTAATGAGCTGCAAAATTTAAAAAAGAAATTTAATATAACCAGCAAAGCCCTCGCAAAAATGTCGGGGGTGCATGAAAGAACACTCGCACATATTTTAGCGGGCAACCGAAGCCTGACTAGCGATACGTCTAATAGAATAACTGAAAACCTGGCCGCCATTTTTATTAGTTGGGGCGAGGTGCTATATCGCAAAAATGAAAGGTTGAATGACCTTGGTGTTTTGGTGATGGCGTTGAAAAAGTATACCGAAAATGAAGAATGGGGTTTTGTTCATAAAGATCGGCAAAATATTTGTTTGTGCCCGTCCGACAAGAAAAAGGTTTTGCAAACTGTTAAACTGGACAACCGTGTAAAAAGACGGAAGGTGCAGTGCTTGGAATGCAACGCCAAATACAACACTTTTGAAATCGAAGCTGAAGATTATTTCCGATCTTTAGTAGAACATGAAACGCTGCACAACATTCTCAATCAGTTCAAAAACGCTGACATCCCATACTCGTATTGTCTGAAAAACAAAGCTGATGAAATAAAATCCGCTCCGCCAACCAGGTCAATGCAGGGGAGGCCAGCCCAGGTTAATAAAAGACCATTCTCGATGAAGATGGGTAACCATTCGTATTAAATGGCTTTTACCATTCCACAGGTTTGTGAAAAACTGGGATATTCACGCCAGACGGTTTATCATTTAATATCGACTGGTCAGTTGAACGCTTGCAAACCCATAAATGGGCATTATAGAATCTGGCCTGAACACCTGGAAGAATTTAAAAAGAAAACCGAATGCCACAAGGGCCACGCCTTATTAAAGAACCCGGACGACGAAACTGGTACGTCAGAATCACGGAGCGCGGCACAACACGCAGGATTTCTACACATACTCCAGACAGAGAGGCGGCGGAAGAATTTTTAAGTAACTTCAAAGCCGCACTGGAATCACCCGCCGGGAAGACAATCGGCGAACTTCTCGACGCACGGGTTAGAGCCAGATCACCCTACGTTGCCCGCCCTGAAGCCCTCAGAGAGCACGCTATGGCCCTGAAGAGGTATTGGGGCAATAAGTACCCCGAACAAGTGGAAGACCATGTACGACTCTGTAAGAACAACAGGCGGCAATTAGAGGAATTGAGGGCCGCTTTAAAGCTGGCTGAGAAAAGGGGTTGGATAGAAAAAGCCCCTCACGTTGAACTGCCTCCCAAACCCTCGCCGAGAGATAAATTCCTCACTCAGGAACAGGGAATAAATTTATTAAGATCAGCGCACCGTCCGCATATAAAACTTTTTATCTTAATTGCCATGACAACCGGGGCAAGGAAGGGTGCCGTCCTCGACCTTACATGGGACCGTATTGATATGGATGGAGGAGTGATTGATTTTCACAACCCCAAAAAGTTTATAACCAACAAAAAACGATCCGTTGTTCCCATGACCAGAGCGTTAATCACGGCCTTGAGAGAGGCACACCTCATGGCGACAACCGACTATGTGATCGAGTGGAATGGGAAGCCATTGAAATCAATTAAAACGGCATTCAGGAAGACGGCACAACGAGCCGGTGTCCCGTGGTGCAGCCCTCATGTATTAAAACACACTGCGATAACATGGCTGGCACAGAAAGGCTGGGGAATAGAGGAAATTTCAGAGTTTACCGAAACGTCTTTTGAAACCGTCAAACGTGTCTACCGTCATGGCCGGCCAGAAAACCTGGTCAAACAAGCTGAAGATTTAGGATCTTTTTTGTACACACCGTGTACATTGGAGGAAGTAGGGGGATCTGAAAAAACCCTTTAATATCAATAAGTCGGGGAGTGGCGCAGTCTGGTAGCGCACATCGTTCGGGACGTATGGGTTCCCTGTCAGATATAGTAAAAAACGGCAGAATACCAAGGTTTCTTGTCAGATACAGTTAGAAACTGTGTACAAAAAATGTACACACTGTGTTCATTAACTAAAATATAACTCGGTCTCCCGCGCCCGCCTTCTGACCAGACCTTTTAAAATCTTTCCCGCCGCCCTCCTCCACTGCCAAATTTGATTCCCGGCGTCTTCAATGCAGCCTTGTTTTATAAGGGAACGGACTTGACTAGCGCGGAAATTACCCGAACCTATATTAAAAGTCAGAGAGGTTAGAGCGCCTCGTTGATTTTCAGTGAGGTCTTCAAAGTATGGTTGGGTCAATCTTTCTATTGCCCTAAATGATCCAGTAATATCCCGGCGCAATAGGTCTTGTGCTTGTTCTTCGGTAATTTCTGGATGATCCATAGTAACCCTTTGACCATGTAAATCATAAGTAGCGCCGTAACCAATAGTGGGTATCCCAATACAATCCCGATACACCGAAAGGCTAATTGACTCGAACTCTTTAATACATTCCAAACCCGCTTCATTTATCATCCCCTAATTTTCTCAAGTGACCTGTTCCCAAACCAAAAAGCTATGATCAGACTTAGGAGAGCTTTAAGCTCTTCCGATAGTGCCTTATCTATTGCGTCAATTATTCCTACGCCTTCATTCGTCAGTGCTATGGCCGCGCTGACTTCCAAACCTACCCAGGTCAGGATCACCAGATATGTCACCACTGGGCGAACGGTTGCTGAAAGAGTTACCGTCCAAGGAGCCGCACGTTTCATAATTGCGGAGTCATGTCTATATAAAGCCCTTGTCTTATCAGCGTCAGCCTCGACCTTGGTCTCCTCCAAACGGGCCGCGCCTATCTGAGCCTGAACCTCGGCTTGAGCCTGGATCATTTTTAATTCGTGTTTCTGATCCGACTTTTTATTCCACATGGAAATAAGGGATGGAACCGTCGAGCCAGCCAGCCCGATTACTGATGAAATAATTGAAAGCATGATTTACCTATTTGTGAAATTGATCGGCAACGTCTAGCGTCTCGATTTTCTTCATGGTTAAATAACAATCCTTTAAAAGATTAGTCAGGTTCCTGTGAGTAATAGGCGCAATATAAACCTTTCCCTCATGTTCCAGAATAAACTGAGCCAACCCCGTGAGACTGCCCGCACGTTTTTCCGGGATTACAGTTATAGAGCTTATTTTTTTCTCAGCCATGTCAGATATTCTGCCCCTTCTTTTAGATCGGCGAATGCTTTGATACGTCGCGTGGGAACTTCCTCCGCAGGATTTACAACAAAGATGATGGAAGCGCCGTATTGGTGATTTGGGAATCCGTGTGTTTTTGCGAATGTATCGAGCCACTTATAACCTCTGCTTCGCGCTAAAATTACTACGCGCCCATCGCCCATCTCCTCTTGTTGGATCGCCCAGTTATGATGATGCCCCGCAACGTAAATATCCGCATTCTCCCCCCATAAACTTTCACGCTTTAATCCGTGGGTGGGGGAATAAATACTGGTGCCCTTAAAATTATGCGCCGCTGAAATTCTGACTTCTGAGCCGTTTTGGAACACCAGACGAAACTTCGCTTGCCAGTCCATCATCGGGATTTGATCGGCATTGATGGCTTTCAGATAGGTCGAGAAGTCTCCCATCGTATCGTGGTTGCCTATCAGCCAAACTCTCCACGGGATTCCAGCGTCCTGTAAAAACCACTTCGCTAGTCGTTGTTCCGTATTTCTTGAAACGTCCTCTTCGGCGTATAGTTTCGTCAAATATCCTCCCCAGCCGTCCACAGTGTCGCCCAGGTTAATACAGTGTATCCCTTCAGTCTCAGCCATAATCTTGACATCATCGCGGAGGAGCTTGACGTGGCAATTCGACCCCAGGTGAGGATCTCCAACGAAGACCCATCCCGTAGGCTTGGGGTCGTTGACTTTAACCTGGAACCACTTAATCGCATTTTCACGCTTTAGCTTCTGGTCGAAACGCTTCTCAAGGCTGTCGAGAATTTCTTCGGCTGGTATATCGTCATCAGGAAATGTGGGGAGTTCTATAAGGGAAGGGTCTTCATCCACAGATAATAATCTGTAGACTTTGCTGTCAGTCATCCCAAGCTGTTTGGCAACCTCGCGCTTGGAACCCGTCTTGTTATATATCGTCCATGCCGCTTTAACATCAGGGTGATCAGACGTGAAGATTTTAGCGGCTGGCACTAAGCGCCTTTTTCCATTGGACGGCGGCGGTTATCGACACACAGAACCTGGAATTGCACAATCGGTGGAAACTTGCCCGCCGTGACGTCCTTAATCATCTCTGCGCCACGGTGATAGCATATTTCCAGGTTAGGATATGGACCTCTCTTGTCGTCAATTTGAACCATTGGCATTCCCAGCGCGGTGAATATTACAATTGAAAACCACACTATTTCTGTCTCCACTCCCGATAGGCCATTGCCAGACGGAAACTAATCAACGCCACGCCGCCTAAGGCTATTAAAAGCTCAAGGCCAGAAGTGAGTTGAACCCACCAGGGGATAGAAATAGCCCCAGCGCCTACACTGAGATCGACGACGGTTTTGTTCATATTAATGTCCGTTAAATTTATCGCGAAGTTTGTTGGTGTAGTCCCACAATGCGCCGACCTGACTTGAGATTTGATCCACCTGAGCGCGTAGCTTTACGCACTCAACATAAGTGTCACGTTTTTCAAGTGAGGATTGGAGATGGTCTAAGTCTTTTTGAATTTCCTTAACTTGGGACGAAAGTTTTACGGCCACGACTATCAGGCCGATTATGAAAACGATCTGATGCCAGTGCGAAGTTATTAGCTCCATACATTATTCGTCCTCTTGGCGGCAGTTGCATTCATCACAGGAGCATTTGCTACACTTTGATTCAGAACAGTGGCACTCATCTCCACAATGGATACACTTCTCAGTCATGGCTTCGCTATATCGTTTTTAACTTTTGCAATGGCATCTTTCCAAGTTGTCGTGCCATCAACCAAGTCGTGGTACTGCATGTCCAATTGATCTCCAATATCTGGATACGCTGCACGTCGATCATCTTTGTACTTTTCCTTGGCAATGTAATTGGCAAGATTATTAGCGTTAACAACATCAGCAGCATCCGCTTCGGCTTCCATTTCAGGAGTGTAAGCATGTTGACCATATTTATCTGAATAGGTTCTACCCATCATGTTATCTTCCTCTTATAGAGTTGGAATGTCCCTGTTGCGTAGTTGTTAGAGCTTGTTATGCACTTCAGGCCTGTAATGACTTCCCTTGTTGTGCGATGTCCAAAAACCCAGCTTTGTGCATTATCACCAGGGTTTTCAATATGCCCAACTCCTCTTGAAGTAACATGATGTAAAATACTTGCAGCAGGATTAAGTATTTCAATGAAGCAACTCCACTCTTCGTCAGTTGCCCCACCGATTGAGTTCATTTGGAGCAGGGGAATGCCATTTGTTGCTGGGTTGTTTACAGAAGTTTTATAGGTAGTAAATACGCTGAATCCGTTTGATACATAGCCACTGGTTTGGTAAGTCGGGCCAGTGCTTGTCCCAAATTGTAACACAGACAACTGTCCTCCTGTATCCGCAGACATCTTACCTACTCGTACCCTGACTGCATAATCGTAGTCAGCATTAAGATTACCTTCTCCAAGAACTATTGAGGTATCACCAGATGCAACAACAGCTTCAACGAATGCCCAACCACCAGCAGCAGTAGCAGCGGCTTTTACCAGACCTGACGACCGACCGATATTATCTGAAAGTATTCCGCTCATCGGGTTAGATCCACATAAGAAACAACGATGTCTACGTTGGCAGAACTAGCTGTTGCAGCGCACAAGTGATCCTCGTCCACTATGACAATGCGGTCGTTGTGGACGTAGGTCTCATTGGCCCCAAGGGCTTGGTCGGACAGGATTTCGTAATCCGTTCCCCCGCCCCCGTCGTCGATATATAAATCCACAGTTTCAGCAGCCCCGGCGGTCTCACATATATGAATACTGAGTATCGTATAAGTGTGACCGTTGACGCCGTTGATCAGAACGCTCTCTGAATTTGTGACCCCCGCCGTATGCGAGACGCTTAAAAGTTCACTTGCCATAATTTACTCCTGTTAAAAACCAAATATCAAAGCCTTAAATGTCGAGGCAATGGATGGGTTCATCGAGCTAGAGACTGCGACCACGCCGGTGCCTTTAGCTGAAATGTTAATGTCCACGTTGCTGTCGGTGCCTGTGGCCGAAAGGGTCGGACCCGCTCCCGACGCGGCGTTGGCTATGGTAAACTCATTTACCGCCGAACCCGTCTCAGAGAATTTCAGTAATTCAAGAGTGCCGTCGCCAAGAGCGTTCCCGTTCACGTCAAGCTGACCACCCAACTGAGGACTGGAATCGGCTACCACGCTTGCTATCGAACCGCTTGAAACTGGTGACAGCAACTGGAAATTTCCCGCCGTTGCTTCGTATGCGATAAGATAAATACCCGCCGCCTCTAAATCTCCACTGGCCAATGCCTGGTCGTGGAATTTTTTAATATCCTTCGCGCCAATGGAATCCACATTGATCGTAACGGCTCCTGTATTCTGGGTGGTATTCTCAAAGGCGAACATCATATTTTGAGAATATGCCGCCAG